GGAAGACCCAAGATGAGGGCGGACTTTGCCGGAGGGGCCTTGAAAACAAGGGGTAGCGGCGCGAAAACGGGTGGCGCAAAGGGGCGCTGGCGAAGTTTGCAGTGAATGGTGAAAACGGGGCGAAAATGGCGGTTGTGGCAATTTTCGGGGCGTGTTGGGGTCGCTAGAGGCTAAATGCGCGAAACCCCATTAAAATAGGGTTTAATGGGCAGTGATAGGGGTGTTGCGGGGGCTATTGAAGGGCGCTCAGGGCGTCCGGAACTGGGACGGAGGCCGCCCAGTTCTTGTTTGCCGTCCCACTTCCAAGATAAGTTATCTAATATCAATGTTTTGGCGTTTTTCGATGGGGCCAATCATGAAAAAGAAGTGGGACCCTTTTTCAGCCCTTTGCTCCACGGCGGGGTTGCGCAGAGAGCGGTCGCCGCAGCGTTGCGAGCTGTTGTCGGCCTCTGGGACGTGACCGGCCCCAAAGCTGCCGTTCGCCGTGCTACTTCAATGCTTCGGTCGCAGCCTAGATTACCGACTTTCGCTATTTCCCAATATTCCCCTGCTTCACTGTACGCACCGCTTCTTCGATTACTTCTTGTATCGGCATTTTTTCGCCATGCTTGCCTTCTAAGGTCGTAGCGGCATTAATTGAAATTGCCTTTAGAATTACTTCAAGGAGGTCACGAATAAGGGGTTCATCATCTTTGCCCATTTCAGTAATCTGCTGTTTGAAGCCCTCGTATGATTGTGCCAATGCTTCCTTGTGAGCATATTCCTCGGCTAGACGATGCATTTCACTACGGCGTTTAGAAACCGTCAGCGTTGCCCACAAAATAGGTATCACAATTGGAAGCTTGAACAGCAACTTGTCTAAATACTCTTTTGCGCTAGAGAAGCTGATGAGTTCCCAAGACAAAGTCTGCAAGCTGAACGATTGCGTAACTGTTGCTGCTGCCGAAAGTGCTAACAAACAGATACCTACAAAAAATGCTCGAGAGTAAAATCGAGCGTCTCTCTCCGCCTTTCTCCTTCTGTTGTTGTATGCCGTAGCGAGGCCCGCACTTGTTGCGCCAGGCAGCAATCCCTCGATTTGCTCCTGCACACCGCTAAACTTCTGCTCAAACTCCGAAACTAAATTGTCAAGTTGAGTAGTTCGTGCTTCAAGTTGAGCCTTCAATCCTCTCTCGTTTGTGTCTCCATCCGTATCTGCATTAGAGCCCATCACCTCAGAATGTATTCTATCCAAATCCGTCAGCATATTCTTTGCTGAGGTAAGTTTCTTGGTGATTTCATCACTATTTGCGACTGCGCTCGCTCTAGCTTCGACAATTTTGTTTTCGATGGATGCGGATTCAGCGTCTCCTTGTGTTAGCTTTCGATAGAAGCTCTCTGTAGCTGAAAGCATTTTATCAATATGAGACGCCCTGTCATGAATTTCAGACTGAATGCTTTTCTTTTCCTCCGTGCCTTCTAGGAGCTCAATCCTATAGGTTTCCGCCGCATCCTTTGTGCTCTGAATTGATTTCGAAGCTTCGTCAATGGTCGCCTTAATCTTGCGGATTTCTCTCTCTTGGGCTTCGACAAGCCTCTTGTATCTGCCAAATGCCTGTCCAGCTGCTCGCGCCGATTCAGTGTTGGATAAATAGGGAGAAAGCCTATCCAATATCGCAGTGACGTCGTTGTTAAGATTGGAAACGAGTTTTGGCAGTTGCTCCGGCTGCGCGGACTGTAGTTGACTTAATCGGTTCTCAAAATTGGTTACATGGTTCTGAATGTCTGGGTTCATTAGTTCTGCAAACGGATGGACCGTCACGACAGCCGAAGATATGAATTCTGTAGCGCGGTCAAGGCGGTCCAGTTCGGCCTTAAGTGAATCGTTATCAGGTAGACGATCTGGTGAAATTTCCTGTACCTTGCTGTGAAATTGCGCCCACCTTTTTTCACCCAAGGCTACCAAATTCGGTTCAAATCGGCTCAAAATATCACCTTTCAAATTCAATGAATCGTCTACTATTTCCTATCCTCTGCAATATATTGCTACGAACAACCGATGTCACGGGCGATGAACTAGGTGTTCACTCACGGCCCAAATCGCCGCCATTCTTTTGTGATGTCATGCATGTCACGAAACCCGCTTGCCCCGTCTTTTCTTGCCAGGTTTTGCCAGCAGCGGGTCTGTCATTTTCTCATAGAGCTGGAACAGGTGTTCGACACGCTCGCGTTCGGACTTGAACGCGGCCTTGCGGTAGCCCAACGCTCCAATTCATACAGAAGGACTCGAGTGTTCGAAGGTCAGCTCTCCAAGGTGAAGTGCAGCAATAGCGCAGCCGCGGCGAACGACCGCTCCCCGCCCATAGTGCATGGTGTCGCTTACCGGCCCAGCGCCGTCGCTCGCCGGTCTTTCAAATGCCGCGACCCAGCTTTTGCATTGCGGCCATTCGTGCATCGTGCAGCATTTTGTCGGCCAAAACGTTGGTCTGCGGGCTATAGCGAGTTTCGCTGCGGCTGCGCCAATGTCGGCTTCGGTGAAGCCGTTCAACAAACGGTCCTTTTTGACACTCAATGCGATCATCTAACGAGGTTCATACTGTATAGATTGATTAATTTTGCGCCAAAATTTCAGAGTGCTAGGCGCGGGATAAATAAGATCATTATCTCCTATATTCGCTTGTTTCCCCATAAACTGTGTGAAAATATTCGCTTGTTTCTTCGTAAACAGTGTGAAAACGCCCATATGTATCTGTCGTCCATCTATATCAAAGTTGAAATGTTATGAGTGGTTATGATTCCAAAATCTGGAAAGTCCCTGTGCATGATTACGTATCCATCACAGATTTTTTGTCCAAGGCTCTTCCAGAATCCGGTATCACTAGGATCGGTCAAGGCGATGGTCGGGTAGAATTCCTAAGCGAAAATTTATGCCCATCGACGTTGTCACCCTCTCATTTTTTCTTGGTATGTTTTTCTGGAGCAATGACGAATCGTGCCAATGTGACGGCCCCACTCTTTTCTGGAGCCTCAATTGCCCGCAGGCTTGGTCTTCCCCTGATATCTTTTGCCGACCCAGTGGTTAGTAACCATAAGAATGTCACTCTCGCTTGGTATGCTGGAGGCACTGGCGGTACAGATCATCCGCAACACGTTGCTGCCGTCATAGACTTAATCGCAACACAATCCGGGCGAATACCTTTGCTGATCGGCGGATCAGGCGGTGGATTCGCGGTCCTTAATGCTATGCAGCATATGGCCGCGCCTAGCCGGGCGGTGATTTGGAATCCACAAACCTTGATATCGGCCTATCATAGGGAAGCCGTAAGCACTTATGTCGCGGCAGCCTTCCCTACCGAGGTCCCCGCAGATGATACGTCCCTGCATGAAATTCTAGAAAGCGCCAGAGTTCAACAGGATGTGCGAGGTGTCACTCTCCAATCTCCGTCCTGTCTACTTTACCTACAGAATGAGAGTGACCCACATGTGGAAACGCATCTTTCGCCGCTCGTCAGACAGGGCGAATGGATTACATATTCTGCACAAATCCAAGTGTCTCTTGACCGCAGGTTGATTGTTGGAATGGGCAATTGGGGTTACGGGCATGCTGTTCCGCCGCCTGATTTAATGGATGCTGCAATCGAACTCATGACACAGGATAGCGGAACGATGGATCCGATGGATTTTGTCCCTGATCCGATGTCCCGCCTGTTGGGTGACTTAGATATTCCTGCGGTGGATGAGCCTCTCGATATAGATGCTACGGCGACACTTGCTGGCGGCCGTGTCACCATTCGGCTGAACGCCCCAGCCCTAACCGAGGAGATGACGTGCGCATTCTACCTTTTGGAGAAAGGGATACGAGTAGCTGATCGCTGGTATACGGAAAATCCGGAAGCCGTGTTCGACACTGTCCACACGGACCCTAATAATCTATCAATCGTCGTTTTCGTTCGTCACGGGCAAGGGAAACCCGTTATATCTACCATACCAGTTAATATCCAAAATTCAGGTGCGGCCCCTCTCTATGAAACCGGCCTCGCAACCAATGTTCCGTGCATTTCTATCTTTGGCAGCTGCGCCAGCGCCGACGCTATATTCAACCGCGATACCGTGACGTGTGGCTCTTACATAGCAAGATCTAGCCTTGCCTCTCAAATAGGCTCCATTAATGTGGACCAGGACATCCTTGGTCAGATTTTGAGCCCTTTCCAGCGCGGATCCGTAAAGGCCGACATGGAAAAATCCTTGTGGGACTTGATAGAGGGTGGGGAATTCGATTTCCTACTTATTGATTTCATCGATGATCGTTTCGACATGCTGGAAGCGCCGTCCGGTGGTATTCACACACTTTCATCTGAATATATGAGCGCCATGTCTAAACTGGGCAGGAAAGTGAACCCAGATAATATCACCTTAAAATACTCGGACCGGAAATGGGAATTGTGGCAGCGTGGTTGGGATAGATTGACGGAAACTCTATCCGACAATGGCAAATTAGACAGGCTTATCGTCAACAGAGTCCTGTATGCACAACAGGATGAAACCGGCCAGCTGATGGAGGGGCAACCATTCGAGGTAGAGAACGAGTGGCTCCTGCGAATTTATCATTATATAAAGAATACATGCCCGCATGTGCAGTTTTTACATTATGACCCAGCCCTACTCATAGCAGACACAAACCACAAATGGGGTCTGTCGCCATTCCATTACAGTTCAGACCTTTACGACGAAACCATTCGCCAACTGCTCCAGATCTGAAGACCCTAGTAGACACATAAGGCATAGGCTGCTCACATGGTGGGTATCCGCTCATATGTGCAACTTTGCAAACTCCATTTCCTGCGCATTGCTGACCTTGATGTCCGGCGCGGCATAGATACCCCGGTTCGCAGGGCCGTGAATAACCGCTATTCCCAGATCTGACCTGCGTGCGTGCAGTTGCGGCGAATGGCCGGAGACCGCCCCTCCTGCATGAGCGCCCTTTGAAGTTCAGCGGTGGCTTATAGACTTACCACGCATGCGCCGACCAGACAATCTCGCCCAGGATGCGCAGATGGTTCATGTCGGGGCCGCGCCGGGTTTCGGCGGGGTGGGCGGGGTTGTCGGAGGTGAGAATGATCATCTCATTTTCTATGAAATCAAGGCGCTTGACGCGGGATGACCCGTCTGTGTCGACGAAGGCGTAGACATGACGGTTGCGCACCTGAGTGCGGCGCTCGTCGATCATGACAAGGTCGCCGTGGTGAAGCGTGGGGGCCATGCTGTCGCCGGTGATGGTCAAGAGGCAAGCCTTATCGGGCGAGATGCCCTTTTCGCGCAGCCAGTCACGGCGGAAGGCGAGCGAGCCGGTATGCTCTACATTGTGGTTGATGGCACCGCCCCCGGCGGCGAGGCGGGCATCGACGCGCGGGATCGGCGCGTAATCCTTACCCTCGAGCGACACACTATATACAGGGCCGGTTTCGCGCGGCGGGCCGATGTAGAATTCAAGGCCGAGAGCTTCACTCAGCGCCTTTAAGCTCGAATATGGCGCATCTCGGCCAGCCTGAATGCTTCGTAAAATGCCGATTGGCACACCCAAGTCGCGAGCAAAAGGACGAAGTCCTTGCTCTTCAATCCCAGCCCTAATCAGTGAGAAAAGAGGCTGTTCATCAACAGGTGCACCGAATCGTGTCATGTGTGACACATAGCACGCAATATCGCTTGACGCACTGTGTTTGTTATGACACACATGTGCGTGTTATGATGAACGCACCCGATATAATTTGCACCTTAATAGAGGTGCTGGCAGCGCACACTAATCGAGCGATCTCGACCGTTTCGCGCCTGAGCACTGGAAGTGGCGACACTTACCGGAGACTTAAATTGCGCGGGTCTAATGGGTCGCGCCGACATCGCATATCTACTGATCGGGTCGAGGCTTCGGTCGTGTGGTTCTCTCGGAACTGGCCTCTCGATCTCGAGTGGCCTGCCGACATCCCGCGTCCCTCAGTGAAAAAGGGGGGCGCAGCATGAGCCCGCGCCGCGATGCCGCACGGACCCTGCCATATGGCAGCGGATTTTCTCGCGGCTTGGTGTTCTGCCTGTCCCTATGGGGCGCTCTGGCGGTTCTGATAGCCGTGATGGTGCCTGTTGCCACGCCCGATATTTCCATTTCAACAGAGGAGAGCTCCCGTGCGGATCAGTGATCTCATTCCCGATGCTGGACAGTTGCAGGCCGAAATCGAAGCCATCCCGCAGGCGCAGCGCGTGGCTCTGGCGTTGCAGCTGGTGCGCGATATCGACGAGCCGTGCTGTGCGCTGTCGCTGATGCGGCTGAGCCACCTGGCGGAGGATCATCACCTTGCCATCCGGCGCGATCAATTCGAGCGGAAAAATCACCTGCGGAGGGTTCACGGATGAACCGCCGCTTCAACACCCCATTGAATACCCGCGCGCGCGCTTGCCTGTATGGCGCGCGGGTCTTGCGCCGTGACCGTGCCCAGTCTGCTTGCTCCGGTCGCGGCGCCTTTTTGTTCATCTGCGACGTGCTTGGGGGGCTGGCGCTGTTCGTCATGCTGTTCGGCGTCGCTATTTTCGGAGGGTGAGTGACATGAGCCTGCACATAAGCAAGTGGGGCACCGGATACGCCGTATTCGACGGCAACAAACGGGTCTCCGGACAGATCAGCAACAACCGTGATATCGCGCTGCGCGTGCTGGACCGGATGGAGATTGAGGCGAAGCAGGCCGAGAGTGGCCGTAACCGGCCCTGCCTGTGTTGTAGCACAGAGTTCTGGTCAACCGGACCGGGGCATCGGATGTGCCCGACCTGCCGCGCTCGTGTGCGTGGCCTTGATAATCAGATGCTGGGCGTCTGATGAACCACGCGCGCCTCACCTCGCCCCGTCTGCAACGGGTGCTGGCCTTGCTCGGAGATGGCAGGCCGCACACGACGCGAGAAATCGTGCGGCGGGCGCATGTGGTGGCGGTGAACAGCATCATTTCCGAACTCAGAGCCAACGGCGCCGAGATCCTCTGCACCCGTGAGAAGCAAAAGGACCGGCTGATATGCCGGTACACAATGACGAGGGCACCGAAGTGATAGAGCGCCTGACCACAATCACCGAATTGCCGGTGAATGATATCCGGATCGAAGGGCGTCTGCGCAACGTCTCGGAAAGTGGCGTGGCCACTCTGGTAGAAACCATAAAATCGAACGGGTTTGTTGGTCGGATCACGGTGCGGCGCAAGAAGGACGGTGACTATGTCCTTGATGGTGCGCACCGGTTGACGGCGATGCGCGAGATCGGGGCCGAAACGATCCCCTGCGATGTGGTTCGCTGTTCGGACGCCGAGGCGGCGATGTTCGAGATCGATGGCAATCTCGCCGGGGCCGATATGAGCACGCTGGATGAGGCCTATTTTCTCGCCCGCCGTCGTGAGGCCGTGCAGAAACTTCATCCTGAGTTGAAGCAAGGAATGGGTGGGGCGGCTGCTCGCTGGTTCCAACTGAACTTTAGTTCACTCGCACAGACAATAGCCGAAAAACGCGGCATATCTGAACGCCAAGTCTATAAGATCATGGCAGCCGGATCGAAGCTGTCCGGCAAGGATTACCAATTGCTCCGAGGGGCGCCAAAGCCTGTCGCTCTCGGCGATCTGATCGAGATCGGCAAGATCGACAATACGATAGAGCGCTATGACGTGGTCGAGGCGCTGGCCAGCGGCACGGCGAAAAGTGCTAAGGCAGCGCGTAATCTTTACCGTGCGGCGCTGGGTGAGGCCCCGGCTGTCCTGAGCGACAAGGATGCCAAGCTGGCGCGTCTTCTGGATGCCTGGAACCGGGCGGGCAAGCGCGAGCGCCTGGCGTTTCTGGCCGAGCGCGGCGCGGATGTGGCCGCGTTGCTCGATGAGATGGCCGGGGAGGGCGCGCTATGAGCGGAGATGCCCCCAAGCAGGAATGGTGGAGCGCGGCGGAGCTGGCCGAGGCGCAATTGCCCGATCTGCCTGGCACAAAGCGCAAGATCAACGAGATGGCGCAGCGCGAGGGCTGGGCGCGGCTGGAGGGTAAGGCGCGGCGTCGCAAGGGCGCGGGTGGCGGCGTCGAGTATCACTGGAGCATCCTGCCGCTGCGCGCGCGTCTCAAGCTTGGGTCCGCGCCAGCATCGGCCCCGGCGCCAAAAGTCGATCAAGGCGAGGCCTGGGCGCGCTATGAGGCGGCTGGCGATGCGGCGCGCGCCGTCGCCAATGACCGGTTGTCGGCGATCGCCAAGGTCGATCTTCTGGAAGGGGCGGGGCTGACGCGGTCTCTGGCCGTCGTCGAGGTCGCGCGCGAGATGGGCAAGGCCGAGAAGTCACTCTGGAACTGGCTGTCGATGATCGAGGGGATCGCGCAGGCGGACCGCCTTGCCTATCTGATCGACGGGCGCGCGGTGCGCAAGAGCCCCGGTTTTCGGGTCGATCTGGATGATGAATTCTGCGCGCTGGTGCGGAGCAACTGGTTGCGCAACGGCACCTACCCGCTGACCGCCGCCTATGATGATGCGGTCGATATCTGGGCCAATGAGGCGCGTAACAGTCCGGTGCCGCCGATCCACCAGGTGCGGCGCTGGATGAAGGCGCATGTTTCCAAGCCGACAGAAATATTCATGCGCAAGGGGGCGGAGGCGCTCAAGCGTCTTTACCCTGCGCAGACCAGGACGAAGGCGTTCATGGCGCCGTTGGAATGCGTTCAGGGTGATTACCACAAATTCGACGTTTTCGTGAAATGGCCGGGGATCGACACGCCCATACGCCCGCAACTGATGGCATGGTCAGATGTCTATTCCGGCAAGTTGCTGGCCTGGCGTCTGTCAGACACCGCCAACAGCCACACGGTGCAGCTGGTGACCGGCGATCTGATCCGGACCTTTGGCATCCCGCAGTCGGTACTGATCGACAACGGTCGGGAGTTCGCAGCCAAGGCGATGACCGGCGGCACGCCGACGCGGTTCCGCTTCAAGGTCACGGATGATGATATCCCCGGGCTGTTGCCGCTTCTGGGTGTGCATATCCATTGGGCGACGCCTTATTCGGGGCAGTCCAAGCCCATCGAACGGGCGTTTCAGGATCTATGCAATCGGGTGGCCAAGCATCCGGCGTTTGACGGTGCCTATACGGGCAATCACATCGACGCCAAGCCGGAAAATTACGGCAGTCGGGCCATTCCGATGGCGGATTTCATAGAGGTGATGGATCACCGGCTACGGCAGCACAATGCGCGCGCCGACCGGCGCAGCGAAGTGGCCATGGGCCGGTCGTTCGATGAGGTTTTCAACGGGGCCTATGCCGATGCCACGATCCGGCGCGCGACAGACGAGCAGTTGCGGATGTTCCTGCTGCGCGCCGAGGGCCTGCGCGCGAAGAAGGACAACGGCGAGCTGAAGCTCTTTGATACGCGTTATTGGTCGGAATGGATGTATCGGATCGCCGGTGAAAAGGTCGTCGCGCGGTTTGATGCCGACAATCTAGGTGCCGGGATCGAGGTTTATGATCTCAAGGGGCGCTACCTTGGCCATGCTGAATGTCTGGAGGTCGCCCGGTTCATCGATGTGGACGCCGCGCGTGATCATGCCCGCAAGCGGGGCAACTGGGTGCGGGCCCAAAAGGCCGAGGCCCGCGCCGCGCAGGAATATTCGGCTGCGGAGATCGCCGCGCGGTTGCGCGGTGCCGGGGCGCTGGCCCCCGACGAACCGCTTCCCGAGGCGCAGGTGCATCAGTTGGTCAGACCCCACAAGGCCGCGCCCAAGCGTCGCCGGGCCCAGACGTCCGAAGAAATCGAGCGCGAGGCAGAGCTGAGCGCACAAGTGATGCGGCTTGAAGAGCATCGCGCCCAGGCCATCGATCAAGACGATGATGATCCGGAGGTAAAGTTCAAGCGCGCCATGGCGCTGGAGCAGGCGATCGAGAGCGGCGAGGCCCTCACACAGGCGCAGCGCGACTGGCTGGCAGATTATCAACAGAGTTCCGAATACCGCGCGGCGCTGCGCATGGCACGCCGCTTCAGTGCGGAAGAGTGAGAGAGAAGGAGAGCAGAATGACACCATCAATTGCGCCCCTGCGGAATGTTGCCGCGCTGATCGGCCTGGTCGAGCGCGTGCAGGCCCGCGCCTTTGGTCTGCCCGGTATGGCCACGTTCTACGGCCCGTCGGGATGGGGCAAGACCACTGCCGTGACAGTCGCCGCCAATGAATATCAGGCGCATGTCGTGCAGGTCAAAGATTGCTGGACGCCAACCTATCTGGCGCAGGCGATCCTGCGCGAAATCGGGCTGCCGCCGGTGCGTGGCGTCGCGGCGATGGTCGATGCGATCGGCGGGCAGCTTGCGCGGTCCGACCGGCCACTGATCATCGATGATGCGCAGTATCTGTTGCGCAAGCGCATGATCGAGCTGACCCGCGACATCTATGAGAGCAGCCAGGCGCCGGTGATCCTAGTCGGTGAAGAGAAGCTGCCGCAAGATCTGACCCGGTGGGAAAATATTCACAACCGCCAGCTGGCATGGGAGCCAGCCTTGCCCTGCAACCTGAGCGATGCGCAGAAACTGGCACCGATCTATTCGGCAAATGTCGAGATCGCCGATGATCTGATGCTGGCCATCGTCGAGGCCTCGGGCGGGTCGATCCGCCGAGTGGCGATCAACCTTGCCCGCGCGCAGGAGCTGGCGCGTGGCCGTGGCCGCAGGCTTGCCGATATGGCGCTCTGGGGGGCACGCGCTTTCGAGACCGGACAGCCACCCGCCGTGCGGCGACCGCAGGAATATCAAGCGCCGCGTCAGGCCAAGTCTGTGGTTCCTATTTCCGTTGATGCGAAGGTGGCCAAGGCATGAAGGGTTTTCGCAGCGAGTTAGAACAACTGACGTGGAAACGGGTCAAGGACCTGAGCGAGTTTCACTGGAGCGACATAGCGGCGACAGGGGTGCACGACGATACCGCCCAGAAGTACGTGCGCCGCTGGGAGCGCGCGGGCCGGATCATATGCATCCGCAAGGACATGCATCGCAAGGTCTATCGCAACGCCGATATCGGCCCTGTTTCGGATCCGCATCCGATCAGCGCAGAGGCCACGCCCGAGGGCAACATGTGGCGCGCGATGCGGCAGCTGCGTCAGTTCAGCCCGATAGATGTCGCGGCGCATGCGAATGCGGGAGGCATCGAGGTCACAGTCGAGAAGGCCCGCTCCTATTGCCGCCAGCTTTTGGCGTCACGGCACCTGAAAGTGCGCCAGACAGCCATCCCGGGGCGGCGCGAAGCTCTCTACCAGATTGTGGAGGACACCGGTCCGCGCCCGCCGCGTGCCGTTCGCCTGGCGGGCATCCTCGACCCCAATACGGGCGATTTTAGCCCGGCGAAAGGCGGTGCGGCATGAGTGCGATCAACACCGCGCGAGAATTCTGGGACGAGGGCCTGCCCGATTGGGTGGCTGCCCTGGCCGAGGCCTGCGACCGGGAAAGTCAGAATAAAGTCGCGCGTCAGATGGGGCGCAGCGCCAGCCTCGTCTCCAACATCCTGCGCAACCGCTATCCGGCGGACACGAGCATCATCGAGGACATCGTGCGCGGCACCTTCATGTCCGAGAATGTGGATTGCCCGGTTCTGGGCGAGATCGGCAAGCAGGTCTGCCGCAAATGGCGGAGCAAGGCGCGCCAGTTCGAAAACGTCAACAGCCAGCAAGTGACCATGTACCGGGCCTGCAATCGCTGCCCCCTGCATAATGGAGACAACGATGGCCAATGATGACCTGACGGTGACCGCCCCGGAAATCACTCGCTGGAGCAGGGCAGAGATGATCCGCCTTGCCGCCAGTGGCGTCGCCAAGGTCGACCTGCTCGGCCCGCGCGGCACCACGCTTTGTTCGATGGATGAAATCGCCGCCATGGCTGCCGTCTGCGCGATGAACGGCGTCGGCGCCCGCCTGCATTCAACACCCCCTTCAACAGGAGATGAACATGTCTGACTTCACCCCGCATCCGGTGCCCTCGGGCATCATCGAAGAGAACGGCCGGGCCAAGATGGTTGACGCCAAGGGCCGCGAGGTGCCGCTCGATCTCGTGCGCCCGCAAGATCAGCTGCAGGACGAGACAGTGCGAAAAATCGCCGGGTACTCTCTCGCGCTGAGCGAACAACTGCGCCGCTTCAAGGAACATACGTTCGACGATATCAGCGCCTTCGAGGCGATCCTCGCCCAGGAATACGAGACAACCGTCGGCGGGGCCAAGGGCAACAAGACGCTGACGACATATGACGGCCTCTACCAGGTGCAGGTGCAGGTGCAGGACCGTGTGGACTTTGGCCCGGAATTGCAGATTGCCAAGGGGCTGATCGACGAGTGTCTGAATGAATGGTCCGCCGACAGCCGTCCGGAAATTCAGGCCATCGTGACCCGCGCCTTCAATACCGACAAGGAAGGCCAGATCAACCGCGCCGAAATCTTCATGCTGCTTCGGCTCGATATCAGGGACGGACGCTGGAACCGCGCCATGGACGCCATCCGCGATGCCATGCGCGTCGTCGGCAAGGCCACCTACGTGCGCGTCAAGCACCGCCCTGACACCGAGGCCCCGTGGCAGACCGTCCTGCTCGATCTGGCGAAGGTGTGAGGGGATGTCTGGGGTGCGAGCGCATGGACAGACCGAGAGATTTCGTTGGCTTCTGACCTGCTGGTATCCAGACGCGAGTGCGGGGACGGCCGCATGAACCACAACCGCGCTCTCCAAAAACTGATCTTCGCCGCCTGTCGCCAGCTTGGCCTTGACGATGAGGCGCGCCGCGATTTGCAGGTGTCTGTCACCGGCAAGGCGTCGATGCGCGACATGGATGACGGCGAGCTGAAGCTGATCGTCAATCGCCTCAAAGAGGACGGGTTTACCGACAAGCCGCGCAATCCGCGCCACAAGCCCGCACCGCGCAAGGATCTGCGGATGGTGCATGTCCTGTGGAAAAAGCTTGGGCGGGCCGGTGCGCTGCGCGATCCGAGCCGCGCGGGCCTCAACAAATTCATCCGGGCGCGGTTCGAGGGCGCCTGGGGCTCGGTCCCGGCGGACGTGGACATGCTGCGCGAGTGGAAGTTGATCGATGACGTCATTCAGGCCCTCAGGGCATGGGGACAGCGGGCCGAAATCGACTTTGACTGGGAGGATCATGCGAGGTGAAAAAGCCGCTGCATCCGGTCACCGATCACGCCGTCATCCGCTATCTCGAGCGGGTGCAGGGCGTTGATATCGAGGCGATCCGCCGCGAGATCGGCCGGATTGCGGATCGTGGGATCGCTGCGGGTGCGAGTGGCGTGATCATCGGCGGTTTTACCTATCGGATCGCGGGCGGCTGTGTGGTGACGGTGGTGGCGCAGCATCAGCCCAATATTCGCGGGAGGTGTGGCCGTGGAAAGTGAGCTGTCATGGGCGGAAGACCTCCGCGCCGAGGTCGGCGATGCGCCGGTAGATCGGTTTCTGGGACGCGCAGGTGGCATGCGTCTGTACGTGCCGGGGTCTGCGCGCCTGTCTGGCAGCTCGCTTGTGGGGCTTGCTGGCAAGGATATTGCCAGATGGATTTCGGACCGTTACGCTGGAGAATATCTTGACGTACCGTCATTGCGCGCCCGGTCGAGAGACGGGCTTGTCCAGGCGCTGAGGGACGAGCCGGACGCGCCGATCAACGCGCTCGCGAACCGTTTTGGCGTCACCGCGCGCCGTGTGTTGCAGGTCAAGGCAGACCTTGCCAGAGAAGAAGAGCCGCCCCTCCTGAGGGTCATGCGAAGCGCTTCATCTGAATAATCGCGGCCACGCTCTCTATCCTGACCGGAAAGAGGGTGCCCGATGCAGACAGTTCAATTTATCGCACAGGAAATCGTCGCTCGCGAGGGCGGCTTTGTGAATGACCTCGCCGATCCCGGCGGGGCGACCAATTTTGGCGTCACGATCCACACCATGCGCGGCCTAGGCCTTGATCTCGACCGGGACGGCGATATCGACGTTGCCGATGTGCGCCTGATGACGCGATCCAAGGCCGTCGACATCTTCATTGAGCATTACTTCGTGCGGCCGCGTATCGCTGAGCTTCCCGATGTTCTGCATGCCAGCGTTTTCGATATGCAGGTCAATGCCGGTGCCAATGCGGTCAAGATCCTGCAACGGCTCGTGACTGAAATGGGCTTTGCCGCGACGGCGGATGGCATGATCGGACCGGCCACCTTGCGCGCGGTTGAGGCTGCGTATGGCGCTGCGCCTGATTACATCGCCGACGCCTATGCCATCGCGCGGCGCAATTACTACTTCCGCCTGGCAGACGCCCGCCCGGCGAGCCGCAAATTCGCCCGCACACGAGCTGGCGGCAAAGGCGGTTGGATCAAGCGGGCCGAAGAGTTCATGTCGCCGCGCTACCGCATGACCGATGCGCAGTTTTCGGGGAGGGTTGCAAAATGGGGATAATCAGTTTCCTGGGCGCGCTGTTTGGCGGCGGGCGCAATGTCATCGCCGAGACGGCCGAGGTCTTTCGCCCAAATGCCGAAGCGGCCGACGCGCGCGAGGCCTCGTTTCAGCAGGCTGCACTCCAGCAACTGGCCAGTGAATTCGGCCACAGCTGTGGGTGGTGGGGCCAGCTTATCAATGGGCTCAATCGCCTGCCGCGACCGGCGATGGCGTTCGGCTGTATCTTTCTGTTCTGGTCGGCGATGGCCGATCCGATCTGGTTTGCCGAGCGGATGCAGGGCCTTGCCCTTGTGCCCGAACCACTATGGGCACTGATGGGCGCGATCGTCGCGTTCTATTTTGGCGCGCGCGAGCTGCACAAATTCCGGGGCGGCACGATGCAAAAGGAAGCAACCCGGATTATCGCGCAGGCGCCACAGGTGGCCAGCAATATCGCCAGGCTGCGGGCGTTACGTCATGACAGCCCCGGCGCTGCTGACCCGGGCCCGGATGCAGAGGTGGCGCTGGCCGCCGTGGAGGCGGTCGACAACAGGGCTCTCGATGACTGGAGGCGGACGGCGTGAAGCAGGTGGTTTTGAGTTTTCTGTTTCTGGTCCTTGCCCTGGCGGGACCGGCGCAGGCGCAGGGCTGTCAGCCCCGCGACCCGCTCGTCGCGCATCTCGGCGAGCGCTACGCGGAAGAACCCCGGATGCAGGCGATGACCACGCCGGGCGCGCTGCTCGAGATGTTCGTGGCCCCGTCGGGCAGCTGGACGATCATCCTCACCCGGCCGGACGGGATATCCTGTCCGCTCGCCGCAGGCCAGGGTGTCGAGATGATCTCAGCCCCGGACGGTGACCCGGCATGATGGACTGGGATATTTTCTGGAAGGCGTCGAGCGTCATCTTGCCCGCCGCATTGGCCATCTACACCTTCATTGCGACACGTCGCAAGGATCTCGATCGCAAGCTCGAGGAGGGCCATGGGCGCATGGATCGGCACGAGGCCCGGATATCGAGGGTAGAGCAAACAGTTCAGAGCATGCCGGGAAAAGATGACATGCACGCGCTGCAGCTCGAGGCGGTCAAGCAAACGGGGGCCATGGAAAAGATGGCAGCCGTGATGGAAGGCAACGCAAAAATCACCGCGCGGCTTGAGGCCATCGTCACCCGACATGAACAGCACCTGCTCGACGGAGGCAAAAAATGAGTGATTATCAGACAACCCTCCGAAAGCACCGTCGGCTGGCGATCCTACGGCATCTCGAGCAGGTCTCCGGCTATACCGCCAACGCCTCGATCCTGCGCGACGTGCTCAACGGCGTGGGTGTCGGTTCGACCTTTGATCAGGTGACCACCGAGCTTTCCTGGTTGCAGGAAGTCGGCATGGTCACAGTTTCAGATCATGGCGATTTTGTTATTGCCGAGGCGACGAGGCGCGGCATTGAAGTGTCACGCGGCGAAGCGCAGCATCCGGACATTCAGCGCCCAAGCGCGCGGAGGCTTTGATATGCCGCCCCCCCGCAAGGTCGAGCTGCTGACGCCAGAGCTGCGCGCCTGGCTGCATGATTGGTGGAAAGAAAAGGGCTTTCACGGCTACGAGGAGCTGACTGAAGAGCTCAACTTTCGCCTCGAAGAAGAAGGCCTCGAACTGCGCATCGGCAAGAGCGCCTTGCATGCCTACGGGCAGGAATACGAGCAATTCGTCAAGCTCCAGGACGAGGCCGGGGCCTGGGCAAGCCAGTGGCTGGCCGACAACGACCTATCGGAAGAGGCTGACCGGCACCGCGTGCTGTTTCAGATGATGACCAGCGTCGCTTTCAAGGTGCTGAAATCTCAGATGAGCAAAGAGGGCGACAAGATCGACCCGCGCGAGCTGCACTTCCTGGGCAAGATGATGAAGGACATCATGTCGAGCGCGGGCATCCGCGAAGGGCTCATGGCCAAGGAACGTCTGCGCATCGCCGCCGAGGAACGCGCCAATGCCGTCGAGGCGCTCGACAGTGCCCGCGACGAGTTGGGGCTTTCGAGTGACGTCATCGGCAAGCTGCGGCGTGAGTTTCTGGGGATGCGCGCGTGACCGACGCCGTCCTTACTCGCGATCCGGACGCGCTGCCCGAGGAGCTTCCGCGCGGGTCGGAAATCCCCGAGACCCTCGATCCGTTGGCCGATGGCATTCTTATGGCGCATCAGAGGTCGTGGCTTGAGGATGAAAGCGATCTTAAGGTCTGCGAAAAAGGGCGCCGGACGGGGATCACCTTTGCCGAAATGCTGGGCTGTGCGCTCATCGCCGTCGCCGCGCGCGGCGCAGGCGGGCAGAACTGCTTTTACATCGGCGACACCAAGGACAAGGGTCGTGAGGCAATCGGGTATGTTGCCCACTTCGCGCGGGTGATCGCGGGCGAGGCGCATGCGATCGAGGAATTCCTGTTCGAGGATCAGCAACCCGACGGCACCACCAAGTTCATCTCGGCCTACCGGGTGCGCTTTGCCTCCGGGTTTCGCGTCGAGGCGCTAAGCTCCAACCCGGCAAACATTCGCGGCCTTCAAGGCACGGTGGTGATCGACGAGGCCGCATTCCACAAGGATGTGCGCGAGGTGATCGACGCAGTGAACGCGATGCTGATCTGGGGCGGCAAGGTCCGGATCATCTCGACCCATAACGGCTATCTCAACGCCTTCAACGAGCTGGTGCGTGAGGCGCGCTCTGGCAAGAACGGGTTCAAGGTTCACCGCTATACCTTCGGTGACGCGGTTGAAAATGGCCTCTACCAGCGCGTCTGCATGATGCAGGGCAGGGACTGGAGCGCAGAGGCCGAAGCGGCGTGGGAGGCCACCATTCGGCAATCTTACGGCGCGCGCGAGGCCGCCATGCGTCAGGAGCTCGATGCGGAACCAGCCGAGATGCAGGGCGCTGCGCTGACGCGGGTGCAAATCGAGGCTTGTATGGCCAAGGGCATCCCGTTCCACCGCTGGACCCAGCCAGACAGCTTCAAGAATGCCGAGGAGGCAGTGCGCAAGGCTGCCGCCGAAACATGGTGTAAAACCCACCTTGAACCGGTGCTTGAAACCCTCGATGAAACCCGGCCGCATTTCATGGGCGAGGACTTTGCCCGCTCCGGAGACGCCACCGACATCGTGATCCTCGAGCAAGGCGTCGATCTCGTGCGACGTACCAAATTGATCGTCGAGCTGCGCAACATCCCGTTCGATCAGCAGCGCGACGTGCTGTTCTGGCTGCTTGACCGGATACCGCGCTTTATGAAGGGCGCCATGGACCGTACCGGCAACGGGGCCTACCTCGCGGAGGTAGCAACCCAACGCTACGGCGCGCGGATCGTCGAGGTGGCCTTCACGCGGCAATGGTACGAGCTCGAGATGCCGCCCTATATCGAGGCTTTCTCGGACCGGACCATCGTGCTGCCCGCGCATGAGGACGTGCTGCGCGACCACCAGTCGCTGCAATACACAAATGGCGTGATCCGCGTCCCTGAGAATTTTCGCTTCAAGGGGTCTGATGGCCTCGACCGGCACGGCGATAGCGCGATTGCAGGTTCGCTGGCATGGTTCGCGAGCCGACAGGACATCGTGCCGATCGCCTATCAATCGACCGGGCGGCGCCCAGGTTTGACCATTGATGATTTCACCAGCGCAATGGGCGGACGGCGGACGGGTTTTTCTCGCCCTGGCGGCGGTATGGATTTCGGAGGGTTCTCAGATGGCTAAAAAGACCTCGACCATGCGGCTCAGGGCCGTGCGGATGCGCAACCCGATGGAGCTGTCGGGGATCCAGAACGGGCGTGACATCACCCGGCCCTGGATCGGACCATTGCTGGAACCTACCGACCCGATCCTGCGCACGCGTGGCGGTGGAAGTTTTGATATCTACAAGCCAATCCTGACCGATCCGCAGGTCAAATCGGTGATGACGCAGCGCATCTCGGCGGTGACGAGCCGCGAATGGGAAGTCGTGCCTGGTGAAGACACGGCGGCGGGCAGGCGTGCGGCAGACTGGCTGCGCGACGAGATCAATGCGATGAAATTTGACCGGCTGACCGAAAAGATGCTGTGGGGCATTTTCTATGGCTATTCGGTCTCGGAGCAGATGTTTCGCCGTGATGGGCGGCTTTGGGGCTGGGACCAGATCAAGGTGCGCGACCGTGTGCGGTTCCGCTTTGACGAGAACTGCGGGCTGCGGTTGCTGACGACGTCAGACATGCTCACAGGCGAGGAGATGCCGGCGGAAAAGTTCTGGGTATTCTCGACTGGGGCCGATCATGACGATGAGCCCTACGGTCTCGGCCTGGCGCATTGGCTCTACTGGCCGGTCTGGTTCAAGCGCAACGGCCTGAAGTTGTGGCTGATCGCCCTCGACAAGTTCGGCATGCCGACGGCGCGCGGCAAATATCACCCGCAGGCCACCGAGGAGGAGCAAAAGCTCCTGCTGGAAGCGGTGATGGCGATCCGGTCGGAGGCCGGGATCATCATCCCGGAGGGCATGGAGATTGACCTGCTCTCCGCGCCGGGCGGTTCCAGCACGCTCAATTACAAGGATCTGCACGACACGATGGATGCGGCGATCTCCAAGATCGTGCTGTCGCAGACGATGACGACAGACGATGGTTCTAGCCGCAGCCAGGCGGACGTGCATGCCGACGTGGGCGATGCGGTCAAGAAGTCGGATGCCGACTTGGTCTGCCAATCGTTCAACGAGGGGCCGGTGGCGCGGCTCTCGGAGTTCAATTTTCCGGGCGTCGCCCCGCCGATGGTCTGGCGCAAGATGGAGGATCCGGAAGACACGACAGCGGCGGTCGATCGGGACAGCAAGCTGCACGCGATGGGATGGCAGATATCCGAGGACCGGGTGAAGGAAACTTACGGCGATGGCTATGAACGCTCCGACAACAGCGATAAGGCCACCCCGCCGTCGTCCGATTTCGCCGAGCACGATCACGACAGCGCGCTCGATGCACTGGCGGATGAAATCATCGGCGAAGGCCACGCCGAAGAGGCCGCGACGCCGCTCTTTGCCGATATTGCCGCGTTCCTGGAAGGCGTCGGCCCAGATACCACACTCACTGACCTGCGCGCGCGGCTCGATGTGCTGAGCGGCGCGCCGGGCGATGGGGCCCCGCTTGCGGACGTGCTGACCGAGGCGAGCTTTGCGGCGCGCCTTGCCGGGCTTCTCGGTGCGGTTGTGGACGATGAGGAGACACCGGACGGTGCGGACAGCCTGCCGGGTGCGGTGGCGCCATGATTGATCTCGCGCGCCTGCGCCCCGAGGACGCGCTGTCGTTTTTCCGTTCAAAGGGGCTCGCGCCGCCGGATGCGCGGTTCGACTTTCGTGACGTCTGGCGTAATGAGCATGCCGGCAACTTCGTCGTCGCCAAGGCGATGCGCATCGAGGTGCTCGAGACAATCCGTGCGGCGCTGGATCGGGCGCTGGCTGATGGCGGCACGCTGCTCAGCTTCATGGACGAGCTGGAGCCCGAGCTCAAGCGGCTCGGGTGGTGGGGGCGCGGTATGGAGCGCGATCCGCTGACCGGCGAGATGAAAAAGGTCCGGCTGGGGTCGCCGCGTCGCCTCAAGGTCATTTTCGATGCGAACATGCGCGCGTCGCATGCCGCCGGAAAATGGGCGCGCATCCAGCGCACCAAGGACGCCTTTCCATTCCTGCGCTACGTCCAGGTGCAGCGCGATAGCAAACGGCCCGAGCACGCACGCTATCACGAGATCATCCTGCCGGTCGACCATCCGGCCTGGGAGCGTATCTACCCGCCCAACGGCTGGCGTTGTGGCTGCACGGTCCAGCAGTTCAGCCAGGGAATGCTGGACCGGCGCGGCATGCGCGTCACCGAAGACTTCACGCTTGAAGAACGCGGCGTTCTCAATCGGCGTACAGGCGAGATTGAGCCAACGGCCCTCGGTGTCGATCCCGCCTGGGACAGCAATCCGGGCAAGGCCTGGCTTGATCTGAGCGGGCGGCACGGACCGATGTCCGGCGGTCTCACCCCCGAGGCGGCCGCCACGGAGCTTGGATTTGCCATGCGCGCCCGCCTCTTGGGGATGGCGGACGGGCGCGAGCATCTGGGTGCCTTCGATCTCAAGACCGGCAAGGAGATCGACTGGAGCACGGGGCGCGCAGATCGGGTCAATCTCGGATCGGTGACGGGACAGCGCCTGCGCACCGGCCAGGAGATCGGGCTGGTCCACAACCACCCGAGCTCTGCGCCGCTCAGCCCACAGGACCTTGCCACGATGTTCGAGAGCCGCTCTGCCTCAATTCTGGCGGTGGGGCATGACGGGTCGCTCTACAAGGCCGTCCGTCTCACGGCCTCCCGAGCAAATGTCATGGGATTCCAGCAAGTCGCGGGTGAAATGATCGACGAACTACGGCCAGATCTGGATAGAGTAGACAGGGACTACGCGATCCGCCTCGTTGTCCTCGGCGTGTTGCGTTCGCAAGGTTTGATCCTATATGATGAAAGCCTTGGTGCATCCTCCCTTGCCGTTCGCGGCAGAGTTGGACGCGCAGTCGCCGGGGTCGTCAAAGCAATTAACGCGATGCTGGAGGGATGACGCTTGGCTTACCTGTTGACCGAACCAAAGGGTTTTGCCCGCGAAGACTACGAAGACGCATTGCGCGACGCCGAGGCGCTTCCCGACGACGACCCGGACAAGGCCGAAATCATTGCGGCACGGAAAACCCAGATACAAATCATGTTCGGCCCTTCCCCCCGGCGCACTCCGGAAGAGCGCCGTGTGATCCTGCGCGCCTTCCTCGACGATCCGGCCTCCTGAGACGATTTTCAGCGTGTTTTAGTCGCGTGGGCGCATCTACAACCACGCCATCCGACAGAATGCGCTCTCAGAGCGCCATTAAATACCTATTCAATACCCCCCTCGGGCATTTTCCGACCCGACCCCTGTCAGCAGCGAACCCGCACTCAGCGGGCCGCTGAGGGGCCTGTTCGCGGGTGGCTGTGAATGAGGGTTGCCCGGTGGCCCCGCCAGCGGTTAAGGTGCCGTCGTGGAACACGCGCCTGTTTTAGGCCCTCCCCTGAAGTCCTTCATCTGATCTGCGCGCGCGCACCGGCCTAGTGTCGGTCGCATGACACAACAACTTCACATCTTCCGCGCCGGTACGCACAAGGCCATGTCGGGTCAGTCCCTGGAGTTTTCCGAGGGTCAGGTCGCCGCCATCGCCGCCGCCTACAGTCCCGACATCCACGAAGCCCCGATCGTCGTGGGGCACCCGAAAGTGGATGCCCCGGCCTATGGCTGGATCAAGAGCCTGCGCGCCGATGGTGCCGAACTCTTTGCCGAGCCCGACCAGGTCGAGCCTGAATTTGCCGAGATGGTGCGCGCCGGTCGCTTCAAGCGGATCAGTGCCAGCTTCTACCCACCCGCCGCCGCCGCCAATCCTGTCCCCGGCTCCTATTACCTTAAGCACGTCGGTTTTCTCGGCGCGCAACCGCCGGCCGTGAAGGGCCTGAAGGCGGCTGAGTTCGCCGATGACGCGGATGCCGTGACGCTCGAGATCGAATTCTCGGAAGCCGAGATTGCCGGGCTTTCTTCGGAAGGCCTCAGAAGCGTGTGCCGCATCATGTCCGGCCTGCGCGACTGGTTGCTGTCCTCGCAGGGGCTCGAGGTGGCCGACAAGGTTGTCCCCGCCGATGGCCTTGAAGGCATACGCGCGACCGAAGAATACATGCGCGACGCGATGCATCGCGGCGAGCGCGATGAGGTTCCGCGTTTCGCCGAGACCGATCTTTCGCGCCGTCTCAATGCCCGGCTCGATGAGCGGGCCGAGGATGCCGCCGCCCGCGCAGGTCTGATCGACCGGATGGCCGAAGGTGCCGGGATCAAGCGCGGCACAGTCCTGCAAATCCTGCGCGGCGAAATCGACACGCCGCCCGAAGAGCGCCTGCGCGGTTTCGCAAAGGTGCTGGGCCTCAAGGCCGATGATCTCATCTCGCTGGTCGATCTGGCGGAAATCAAAGAAGGAGAGACAGACATGTCCGCAACGGACAAACAGACCCCCGAAGAACGGCTGGCCGCGCTGGAAACGCGCGAAGCCGAGCAAACCGCCCGCGAGGCGGCCTTTGCCGAGGCGCGCGCGAAAGAGCGGCGCTCTGAAGATGCGCAGCTGATCGAGGGCCTCGCCAAAGAGGGCCGGATCGCGCCGGGCCTGAAAGAGCCGATGGCGGCCTTCATGGAGAGCCTTGATGCGGAGGCGGAGGTTGCCTTTGCAGAGGGCGAGGTCGCAAGTCCGCGTGACTGGTTCCGCGATCTGCTGGCCAAGAAGGCCAATCCGCTGCTCGATTTCAGCGAACGCGCGGGCGGCGAGGCTGTCCCGCAGATCAAAACCCACACCGATATCACCGCCGCCGCCAACCGTCTCATCAAGACGGCCGAGGCCGAGGGCCGCACGCTGAGCTTCTCGGAAGCGGTGCGCGATGTCGAAGACACCATGGAGGCCGACAATGCCTAATCCCGGATCATTCATCAAATCCTACACCGCCGAGGCGGCAGTGCCGGGTCGGCGGGTCGTGAAGTTCGGCGCAGCGGGGGGCATTCTCGTCGCCGCTGGCGCGACCGATCTGGCGATCGGCATTTCCGACCAGCTCGACGCTGCCTCGGGGCAGGTGGCGGATGCCATCATGTCCGGCTCTGCCGAGCTCGAACTGGCGGGCACCGTCGCTGCGGGCGCACCGGTTGCGTCGAATGCCAGCGGCCTTGGTGTCGCGGCGGCGGCCGGGGCGGGCAACATCGCCATCGGCTATGCGCTCGCCGCCGGTGTCGCTGGCGACATCATCGACGTGGCCATCGCCCGTCATTCCGTAACCTGATCCTGAGGAGCTGAAGATGAGCACCCCGACCCCTTTCGTCATCAATCCGGCTCTGACCGCGATTGCCATCAATTACCGCAATCCCGATGTCGCCTTCATTGCCGACCAGGTGATGCCGCGCACGCCGGTCATGGCGCCCGAGTTCAAGTGGACCTATTATCCGCCGGAAGAGATGTTCACCGTGCCGGATACCGAAGTTGGCCGCAAAGGCCAGGTCCAGCAGGTCGAATTCACCGGTGAGGAGCGCACCTCCTCGGTTAAGGACTACGGCCTGGATGATGTGGTGCCGCAGCGCGATATCGACACCGCGCGCACGTTGCGGGCGGCTGGGAATTCGGCCTTCGATCCCGAAACCCGCGCGGTCGAAGGGCTGACGCATCTTCTGCAGCTCGACCGCGAAAAGCGTGTCGCGGCCATGGTTCAGAACCCGGCCAATTACGATGCCGACAAGAAGGTCGTGCTGTCGGGGACCTCGCAGTTCTCGGATCCGGCGTCGGACCCGATCGCCTTGATCCTCGGCGCCCTCGATGCCACCTTCATCATGCGCCCGAACGTCGGTATCATCGATCGCAAGGGCTGGACGGCCCTGTCGACCAATCCCAACATCCTCAAGGCGATCAACCGGACGTCGGGTGACAAGGGCCGCGCCAGCCGCGAGGCCGTGGCCGAGCTGTTCGAGCTGAACGAGATCCTCGTCGGCGATACCTACTTCAATTCGTCGCGCAAGGGGCAGACCGCCTCCTTCGATCGTGTCTGGGGTTCGCATCTGGCGCTCATTCACCGCAACACGCAGGCCGGACCGGATGGCGCGATGCCGTCCTGGGGCTGGACGGCACAGTTCGACGGTCGTGTGTCGGGCCGGTTCTTTGATCCCAAGGTCGGGCTCAAGGGGGCGACCACCCTGCGGGTCGGCGAGCAGCTGCGCGAGGTCATCGCGGCCCCGGCAACGGGCTATCTTTTCGAGGACGTGGCATGACCTATCTCATCAAACGTACTGTGATTGCGGGCGACCGCCTGGATATCGGGACCAGGGTCGACGCCGGGGACATCGGCAGCGAGGCGCAGATTGCGCGCCTCGTCGCCCTGGGCGCGATCGAAGAGGTCGAAGATGTGTCGCCCGGCTTCAGCCCGCCCGAACTGGATGACGATCTGCGCGCCGCTCTGATCAAGACGATCAATGAAATGCCCGGTGAGGACTTCGACAAAGGCGGCAAGCCCAAGGTCAAGGCGCTCGAGGCGGCATTGCCCGATTACGCGGACCGGATTACCGCCACCGTGCGCGATCTGATCTGGGCCGAAATGAAGGCCGCCGCCAACCCGGACACCTGAAATTCCAGAGCGAAAGGATCAATCGCGACCCTTACGGGCACACAGGGCAGATATGAGACCCCTCCGGAGGCGATCCGAGTAGGCGCGGCCCACGCGAGATGGAGCCTGCAACGTCTGAGACATGGACGTGACAGCCGGGAGAGACCGGCACCCAATTCAGAAGAGGCGCGCCATGACCGATATGATCAAGAGCAGCGATGACGCGAGGGTCGAAGACAGCCCCCCGCGCCATAGCTATCGCAAGCTGAGTGAAGCCGAAAAGGCCCGCATGGATGTTATCAAGGATCTCGGTCAGGCCTTTCTTGATGAGATCGCTCCTGATCAGGGCCGCGAGGTCTCGATTGCCCGCACCAAGATCGAGGAAGCCGTGATGTGGGCCGTCAAGGGGATGACCCGCTGATGCCCTATCTTTTGCCCGACGACATGATTGATCGTTACGGCGAGAGCTTTCTCGCCGATGTGACCGCGCGGGATGGCACACCCGGTGTAATCGATATGGTGGTTCTCCAGGTCGCGATCGACGATGCGATTTCCGTTGCCGAAAGTTATGTGGCCGGTCTTTACGATGCCGACAATCCACCGCGAACATTGACAGTGCATAGCGCCTCAATCGCCTGGTACCGCCTGTTGGGTGCGCGCGCCGCCGCATTCGATGGGGCCAAGGAAGGCCACGATCTGGCAATCTCGTTCTTTCGACAGGTGCGTCGGGGCGAAGCCTCGCTTGGCGATGAAACCCCCGAGGACAATGCGCCCGGCAATAGGCAATCACCGCAGGTCAGTTCGCCCGGCGGCACCTTCACACGCGACAGTTTGAAGGGGTTCTGAGATGGTCACGCTGACGGTGAGCCTCGACAGTCTCGATTTCGACCAGGCCATCGCAAATGGTCTGCGCCAATTGTCCGACCTGACGCCAATGATGGAGCGGATCGGGACCAGTCTGGAAACATCCGTGTCCGAGCGGTTCGAGAAAGGCGAGGGTCCAGGCGGTATCGCCTGGCCGCTATCGCATCGCGCGCGGGAAACAGGCGGCAAGACCCTCGTCGACAGCACGCGATTGCGCGACAGCATTGTCAGCGAGGCTGATGCACAGTCGGCCCGGATCGGCACCAATGTGCCTTACGCCGCCACGCATCAGTTCGGGGCATTCATTGAGCCGATTGGCGGCGATGCCACATCGAAGCTCGCCTTCACTTTGCCCAATGGCCAGTTCGTCATGGTCGATCAGGTGGAAATCCCGGCACGCCCGTTTCTGGGTTTTGACGCGAAGGATGAGACCGATATCGCAGAGACCGTCGAGGCCTACATGCGGGAGGCCTTCGCATGATCGACGATATCATCACGCGGCTGGAGGCGCAGGTGGACGAACTGGCCGGTCGGGTCGACGGCGGTCGGGCCTTTGTCGATCTCATCCGATCGAAGAAGGCACCCGCGCAATCGATCGCTTGCTATGTATTCCCGAGCGGCATCCAGGGTGCCCGACCGGACGCCGCAACTGGTGTCTACACTCAGATGCTGACCCACCGCACCAGCGTGGTGATCTTCGTTCAAAGCTTTGATCGGACCGGGCGCCGGGCCCTCGAGCGGATCCAGCCCTTCCTGATGCGCGTGATCGAAGCGATTGCGGGTTGGGCCCCGGGCGACGAGGTGGGGGTGCATCGCTTTGATCGTGCCCAGCTCGTCGAGAGCGGTGCCGGACGCCTGGCATACCAACTGGACTTTTCCATCGATGATCAACTGAGGATCCTGTCATGACCAAACTTCCCACACGCGGCGGGTCATACACCCGCGACGACAAGGGCAAGCTGATGCCAGCCGAGAAGGCTGCGCCCGCCCCGAAACCTGCAAAAAAGGGAGCTGACAAATGAGCCTGTTCTGGAGAAACAAGATCCTTCTGGCCAAGCTGGAAACGACCTATGGCGAGGATGCTACGCCCGCTGGTGGCGACGCCATCCTTGCCACCGAGGTGCGCATGTCACCGATGCAGGGGCAGGATCTCGATCGCAACCTGGATACGCCCCACGGCGGGCCCACCGGCACGATCCCGGTCGAATTGCATCACACCATTTCGTTCAGGGTCGAGCTGGCGGGTTCCGGGACAGCCGGGACCGCCCCCCGCTGGGGCCGGTTGCTGCGCGCCTGCGGCTGTGCCGAGACCGTCGTCGCCACGACATCGGTGACCTACAACCGGATCTACGAGGATCTCGAGAGCGTCACGTTGCACCTCAACATCGGCGGCACGCTCTATGCCATGATTGGCGGACGCGGCACAGCGGCGTTCGATGTTTCAGCCTCGGGCGTCCCTTTCATCGAGTTTGAATTCACGGCGCTCTACGTGGCCCCGGCCGATGCCGCCGCCGCCACCCCGGATTTCTCGGGCATCCCCGATCCTCTGGCCGCATCCAATACCAACACGCCGGTCTTCACGGTTGGCGGTACGTCGCTGGTGATGCGCAGCTTCAAGCTTACCCTGGCGAACCGGGTCGAGACGCAGTTCCTGATCGGCGAGGAGGAGGTCTTTCTCGATGGTCACGAGAACGCCATCGAGGCCCGCGTGCGCGCGGTGCCGCTGGCAACCTTCGATCCCTGGGCGCAGGCGGCAGCGCAGGGCAAGATCGCGGTCGCGCTGACCCACGGCAAGACCGCAGGCAATATCGTCAGTATCGCCGCGCCGCGTGCCCAGGTGCAACGCCCCGAGGGGCTTGAGGATGGTCAGGGCCGCAAGGAATGGCCTCTGCGCCTGGTGCCACTGCCCACCACCTCGACCGCCGCCGACCAGTGGTCTCTGACGCTGACCTGACCCCTTTCAATGAGAGTTTAAGCCCATGTTCAAAATCGATCAAAACCCCACATTCACCCGCCGCGTTGAAATCAAGGTGCCCGCCGATGGTGGCCACGACTTGCAGGATCTCTCGGTCACCTTCCGGGTGCTGACGGATGAGGAGGTCGAGGCCTTTGACATGCGCACCGCTCAGGGCGAGCGCGACTTCCTGTCGGCCGTCATCACAGAACTCGACGACATCGAGGACGGACACGGCACTGCGCTGCCTTATTCGGATGCGCTGCGCGACCGGCTGATCGGCCTGGCTTACGTTCGGGTGGCCTGCATCAACAGCTATTACGCGGCGCTCATGGGGCAAAAAGTAAAAAACTGAAATGGGCCGGGCGGGCCTGGGCGCGGGGCGATCTGATCGATGACGAGACAGACAGCGACCTTGACGATGAAGCGGCATTCTGGGGCATCGACCCGAGCGTGCTGCGGCGCGACCCGCCCGGCTCCGGTGTCTGGCCCGCGAACGTTGCGGCCGTGCGGGCGTTTATGGCGATCTGCAACCAGTGGCGGACGATGTCGGCCGGGCTCGGGGGATCGCGCGTGATCGGGCTCGACTACGGCAGCGCGCAGGCGGGTCTGGGCATGAGCGGGATCGCCGTCACGCCGGTGCTCTGGGCCGAGGTGCAGGTGATCGAGAGCGCGGCTGTGGCCGAGATGAGGGAGGGCTGACATGACATTGCGCATTCAGGGCGAAATCCTCATGGATGCCGACCAGGCCAAGGCAGAGCTGCAGGCCACCGGCACGGCCGCGAAGACGGCGGCCAAGGATATCGGCGGGGTCAGCGTGCAAGGCAAAAATGCCGGTGGCGGGCTGAAGAAGGTGGAAACCGGGGGCAAGGGCGCGGCCTCCGGCCTGACAGCCGCAAGCACCGCCGCAACCGCCAATGCCGCCGCGACCCGCGCCATGGCCGCTTCCAACCGTGTCGCCGCCGGGTCGATGGCCAACCTGGTAGCGCAGGGCAATGACGTCATCACCATGATGGCCGCCGGGCAGAGCCCGATCCAGCTGGCACTGCAGCAGGGCACCCAGATCACCCAGGTGATTGGCCCGCTAGGGGCGGCCGGGGCGTTCCGGGCGCTCGGCGGCGCTGTCCTGTCGATGCTGAGCCCGATCAATCTGATCACCATCGGCTCGATTGCCGCCACGGCGGCAGTGGTGAATTGGTTCAGAAGTGGTGAGGACGAAGGCAAGAGCTTTGCCGACAGCGTCGAGGAACTGGGCAATCGCGTCGACAGCCTGCGCGACAAGATCAAGGAAGCCTCGGGCACGCGGCTGGAATTGGCCGAGCAATTCGGGGCGGGGTTTGTCGATAGGGCACAGAACATTCTCGATCGGATCGTCGAGGCAGAGCAGCGCGCGGCGGGCCGCAAGGCCACCGCGACGATCACCCAGTTTCTGGGCGAGACCGATCTTAATCTCGACGCCGTCATCGCTGCACGCAATCCGATCCTGCCCTCGTCCTCCATCGACGCAGGTTTCGCCGAGAATGCCAGGTCGCAATTGGCGCGGCAATTCGACTTGGCCGAGGGCCTGTTCGGGCGTCTGAGCGGTAATAACCGCCGATTGGTACAGCAGGTGCTGGACGATCTCGCGGATCTGAGCCTGGCGGCCGAGGGTACGTTGCAGGAACAACAGGCTGCTCTTGAGGCATTGATTGAGAGCTACGCCCGTGCCGCAGACGCGGCTGGCGGCACAAACGCTGCGGAAGACGCGAAGCTCCAACTTCTGCGAGAGCAGCAGTTGGAACTGGCGAAGGTGATCGAACTCCAGCAACAGGACCCGGCACAGAACCGCGAGAACGAGGCGCTTGTCACCAGCCTGAAACTGATCACGGATCGGGCGATAGCACAGGCCGATGCCGATGCCGCCGGTCGTGATCTTCTGGGCACGATGCAGGAGCAGAACGCGCTTGCCCAGGCCATTGCCCGCCACGGGGCCGACAGTGCCGAGGCGACCCGTCTGCGGGCGCAATTCGCGCTTGATGCCAAGCTCGAGGAGATCGAGGCGTCGGAGGCCTCGGACGCGATCAAGCAGGATCTGCTCGACGCAGCGCAGGCAGCGTTTGATCTGGCAACGGCGGATATCGCCGGGGTCATGGCTGCCGGGGCGACCGAGGCGGCGCGGTTGTCGGCCGAGGTGCGCGGCGCGGTCGACGCGATGGCGGACTTGCGGGCGCAGGGGGCCGCTTCTCTGGAGACCGCACAGATCCGCGCGCGGTTCCGGGACGATCCTATCGGTCGGGCGGGGGCGTTGGCCGGGGCGCAATTCGACCGTGAAACAGCCCCGATCCGCGAGGGCGGCTTTGTGAACGCAGGCGAAGAGGCTTTTCTCAACAGCCAGCGCCAAGCGGCGATTGAGCGTGCCCGAGAAATCGCCCGCCTCAACGAATTGGCCCGGCCAACGCGGTCGTCCAGCGGTTCCCGGAGCGGATCGATTTCCGAGGCCGAACGCGAGCAGCAAACAATCGAGCGTTTGATTGCCACGAAGAACCGCGAGCTGGAAGCCCTGCGGGAAACCGATCCGGTGCAGCGTGAAATGATCCGCCTGCGCGATCAGCTCAAGGGCGCGACGGCGGCGCAACGCGATGAGATTGAAGCAACGATCGAGGCCCATAATGCCGAGCGCGATGCGATGGAGAGCAAGGAAGAATTCCGGCAGACGCTTGGCGATGTGCTCATCGAGGCGCGCACCCTCAAGGACGTCTGGGGCGGTATTGGCGATGCGGTGATCCGGGCGGCCAAGGAAGCCCTCATTCTCGGCCAAGGCCCGTTGGCCGGGCTTCTGGGCGGTGGCGGCGGCGGGATTGCCGGCGGGATCGTCAGTGGGGTCGGCGGTCTGTTCGGCCTGTTTTCGGGCGGATCCCTGCTCTCCTTTGCCAATGGCGGCCTGCCGTCGGAAATGATTTCGGGTTTCGCCGGTGGCGGGGATCCGGGTCTGGCCCGGCCCGGCATCGTGCTCGGCGCAGGCAGTGGCCGCTCTGACAGTATTACCGCACGGATCAGCGCCGGAGAGTTCATCATGAATGCCGCCGCCACAGCGCGCAATCGACCTGTGCTTGAGGCGATGAATGCCGGGGCGATCCCGGGCTTTGCGGGCGGTGGTCTGCCCTTGCCGCGCCAGTCGTTTGATGCCGGGTCTGCGTCCGGCGCCGGTGGTGGCGGCCAGGGCGGCGGCGTGACCCGGTTGCGGATCGAGCCGAGTGATTTGTTTCAGGTCGTGGCCGAGGAGCGCGCGCGCAACGTGGCGGTTGAGGTTGTCGACGACTTCTCGGCCCAGCAATTGCCCGGCCGGGTCGACCAGATTAACCGCGATCCGATGGGGAGGGGCTGATGGCACCGCAGGCATGGCCAATTCCGGCTGATGATTTTTACGATCTGCTCGGGGTGGCGACCTCTACCTTCGGCTTGCCGGAGGATACGTCGCCTTCGATCACGGCTGGGGGCGAGGTGATCGCGCATCGACGCGGATCGCGGCTCTGGCAGGGGGAGGTGGTTCTCGGCAGTTCTGAACATGCCGAGATTGCGGCGCAGACGGCATTGATCGAGAGCCTGCTGGAGCCGGGCGCGTCGTTCATGGTTTACGATCGGCGCCTGCCGCCCCCGCAAGACCCCAATCACCCGAATGGTATTGATTGGGAGGCTCAGCCGGTAACGATCAAGGATCTGATCCCGGGCAACCGCGAACTGAGCCTCGAAGGGCTGCCCGCAAATTTCACCTTGAAACGTGGCCAGCTTATCGGGTGGCAATATCGGACCGATCCGGTGCGATACGCTGTTCATCGGATCGTCAGCGCGAGTGTCACGTCGAACGGTCTTGGCGATACGGGCAGCTTCGAGGTCACGCCATTCATTCGCCCAGGTGCGACGGCCAGTGTTCCGGGTGTGACGGCCGGTAGCCCGGTCAGCCTCGCCTGGCCGACCTGTAAGGCCCGGATGCTGACCTGGAAACCCGGCCCCGGCAGGTCGGGCCGCAGCGCGGGCGGCAGTTTCACCTGGCAACAAACTTTGGGCGCATGAGATGAGCTTTGACACGACACAGACAGATCAATTTGCCGAGCGGCGCGGGACCGATCCCCAGGTCCTCGTACTGATCGAACCGCGCAATCGCGAGACCGGCGAGGTCGAGGCGCTCGGGCTCTGGACCGGCGACGATCACGAGACGTTTATCGTTGACGGTGAGAGCCATTTTTTCATGGGGGCCGGGGCCGTGATCGAAGTGCCGCCGATCCGCGCGGGCATCGGACTGGAAGTGCGACGGCATCGGGTGATCCTGCCGCCCATTCGCGAGGAGGTGAAGCTTGCCTTGCAGGTCTATCAGGCCGCGCAAGCGCGGATCCGGGTTTGGGTGCAGCCGATGGATATCGACAGCGGTGCGCCCCTGTCCGCGCCACGCCGGGTGATCAAGGGGCGGCTTGAAGGTGCCCCCGAGACATTGGGAAAGGTCGGTGATCAGTCGAGCACCGATTTGGTGATCTCCTCGGCGGCTCGCCCGCTGACCTTCACCCAGCCCTTATTCAAGTCAGACGCCGCCATGCGGTTGCGCGATCCGGATGACCGGTTTCGCGAATATGTCGACAATATCGGCGATCTCGCGATCCCTTGGGGACAGGCCACGGTCAAGCCCGACAAGCCGGTGCCAAATGTGTTTGCTGACACAAGCGGGGGCAAGTAATGGCAGATCGATCCGCAAAGCTACGCCTGTTCCTCGACCAGTGCCGCGAGGTCTATTTTCGTCCCGGCAAGCGCGACTGCGCGTTGTTCGCGGCGGATTGGATCGAACTGGTGACCGGCGTCGATCCGGCCGCGCCGTGGCGCGGTCGCTACATCACGCTTACCGAGGGCCGTGCGCTGCTTGTCAAGGACGGGTACAGAGAGCCGTCAGATGTTCTCGCGCCTTGGTTGGTGAAGGACGCCGGATGGATGCAGGCGCGCACCGGCGATGTGGTCGTGGTCATCGAGGACGGCGAAGAGGCCCTCGGTATCGTGGCGGGATGTCACATTCATGTGCTGCGCTCTCTGCGCGGTCTCGATGTTGTGCCGCTCGATCGGGCCGTGCGGATATACCGGCCATGAGGGTGCTTGTCTGGGTCCTGTGGTTCTTTCTCAGTTCGGCGACACCGGCAATGGCGGGCCCGGTGGTGGGCGCGGCCGTTGCCTCCTTTTTTGCAACACTGACGGTCAAATCCGCCGTCCTATTTGGCCTGAAGATTTTTGCAACCGTCGGCCTCAACATGGTGATGCAGCGTTTGGGGCGCAAAGGGCGGCAAACAGTCCGGGGGCTGTCGGTCACGGCCACCACGCGCGGTGCGACGGAGAGCGAGACGGCAATCATCGGGCGCTATGCCACCAAGGGGCATCTCAGCTATCACAATAGCCACGGCGAGAATAACAAGGTCTATCAGACTGTCATNTCATCGAGCTTGGCGGCCTGCCAGGCGGTGCCGTGACCGGGGTCATTGTCGATGGAGTCTATTCAGAGCTGGGTGATGTCGAAGAGCCGACATACGGATTTCCGGTGTTATCCAAGCGCGATCGCGGCAACGATCATGGTTGGGTGCGGTTCTACGACGGCACCCAAACGGCGGCGGACCCTACGCTGGTGGCCAAATATGGCGGGCGCACCGATATCCCCTGGAGCGAGGATCATATTGGCACCGGTGTGCCATATGTCATCTTTAGCGCTTGGGCGAGTAGTAAGGTCTTTCCGAACGGGGCTCCGGAGCAACGCTATGAGCGCACCGGCATCCCGTTCTACGATCCACGCAAGGACAGTAGCGTCGGTGGCGCCGGGGCACATCGCTGGAACGATTGGTCGACCTGGGAGACAACAGCCAACCCGGTCGTGATGATCTACAACATCTTGCGCGGCCTGAACCTTCCGGATGGGTCGGTCTGGGGCGGCGAGGCGGAGGCCGACGATGTACCGCTGCCGATCTGGGTGCCGGGCATGGATGTCTGTGATGTCGACGTGGACGGTCGCCCGCAATATGAAGCGGGCTATGAAATCCACTTTGCCGAGGATACACCCGGCGAGGTGATTGACGAACTGCTCGCATCCTGCAACGCGCAGATCGCAGAGTTTGGCGGTTTCTTTTACATTCAGGTGGGCGCCCCGGATTTTGCCGTGGCGACGATCACCGACGATGATCTTCTGGTGTCGGACAGCGCGACCAAGGACCCCTTTCCCGAGCTCCAGAATATATTCAACCGGGTCACAGCCAAGTATGTCTCTCCTGGCGCGCTCTGGAATGGCACGCCGATTGACATGATCCGCAATGAGGAGTGGGAGGTAGAGGACGGCGCGCGCCGCACCTTCGAGCTTGACCTTCCCGCTGTCTTTAACCCGGCTCAGGCGGGCCAGCTTGCTGAGGATGTGCTGCGGGATCAGCGGCGTTGGCGCAAGCATGGCTGGCCTCTGCCGCCGGATTACTCAAACCTTCGACCGTTGAGCACAGTCAATGTCACCAGCGCCTGGAACGGCTACGACAACAAGCTGTTCGAGGTGACCGAGATCGCGCTCGATTTGCGTACTCTTAGCGTTGTCGTATCTCTTCGCGAGCGCGATCCGGATGATTTCGTGATCAATCCGGCCCTCGAAATCCCCGACCGCACGTCGATCTTGCCCATACCCGTGCCGACGGATGCGGGCCTGCCTGGGTTCTGGGCCAAAAACACGATTGTCAGCAACGAGGACGGCACCATCCTGCGCCCAGGCGTGGCGGTAGGGTGGGACATCTCAGAGATCGCGGAAACGATCAAGGGTATTGCGATCGAATGCCAGGTGCGCGCGACCGAGGAAGAAATATGGAGCGGCACCCTGCTCGATTTAGAACGCAACGGGATGATCATCCAGCCGGTGCCACGCAACGCCGATCTCCGGGTCCGTGCAAAGCCTCTCGCCGACAACCGGCGGGGGGAATGGACCGCTTGGGTATTTGTGACAACGGATGATATCGGTTTTACACAGGCCGATCTTGCCGACGCGTTGCGTACGCAGATCGACACTGCGTTTGACCGGCACGACGCGGTGCTGGGGGCGGAGGGCGTCCCGCAGTCGGTGCAGGACCTGTTTGACCGGGTGATGGAGAATATCGCGCCGATTGGGCCGACAGACACGCCGGAAACAACGCTGTTTGAGCGTCTGACGTTTGAAGAGCCGCAGCTACGCGATGCGGTCGGTGCGGTGCGGTCTCTCGAAGATCGTTTGATCGAGGCCGATCTCGCGCAATTCAGCCTGTCGCGCCGGATGGTAGATGCCGGGATTTACGCCGATCCGGACAGCGGGGCCGTGCGAATTGCTGGGGTCGCGGCGCTTGAGGGGCGCCAGTCCGACGTTGAAATCAGCCTTGATGCGATGACATCGACAATCGCGCTCAAGGCCAGCCTGACCGAGGTCAATGACGCCATCGCCGCCGCGCAGCTGGACCCGACAGACCTTGCCTCGCTCACTGATTTGACCCTGCGCGTCACCGATGCGGAAATCGCAATCGACGCCGCCGCCGCCACCATTACCAGCCTGACCGAGACGCTGACGGTCGAGGGCGGGTTGGTCACGATGACCAGCGTTACGGGGCGGCTCGACAGCCTTGAGGGCACCATCATTCTCAAGGTAGATCAGACCGAGTTTGACGGGGCAGAGGCGCGGCTTTCGGATGCCGAGATATTGCTTGATGCCATCGACGTGCCAAGCATCACATTCGAGGTCTCGCAGCAGCGCTTTTTGCGCGATGCGGCGCAGGAAAATGAGGACGCGACGGTTGAGGGCCTGATTGGCGCCTGGTTGTCTGGTCAGGCGCTGCGCGAGGCGGCGGCGTCAGGGGAGAGGCAGCTTACGGCATTTGTTTCTGAGGGTTTTGAGGCGGAGGCAAAGGACCGGTTGGTTCTAAATGCCAAAGTTGACCAAGCTCGCGCAGACCTCGCCTCTGAAGAGACTGCCCGTGCGACGGCGGACGCCGCCGAAGCGTCAGCTCGGTCGGTCCTTGAGGCCAGTTTGATGAACGACATCGGGGCTGTTAACGCACGGGTTGCGAATGTCGAGGCAACTCGCGTGACCGCCTCTGGCGCGGTCGCGGCGGTGACGCAGGAAATCAGCGCAAGTTATGGCGATCTTGCCGCCATGGCCAGCGCGACCGCCTTTTCGGAGGCGACATTAGACGGCATATCGAGCGGCTTTGTTTGGTCGCTTGGCGAGGATGACGTCCTGTCTCTTGTGCAGGTTGATGATGGTACTACAGAGCCGGTCACGACCGCCCGGATCAAGGCGACTTATATCAGGCTGGACGGTGATGTTGAGGTCACCGGCGACTTTCTGGCGGACAAAATATTCGCGACGGATGTTTTGGTCGAGCGACTGACAGTCACAGACGAAATGGTTGCGCCGGGTGCGATCAGCAACGTGATCAATGACTATTTCTTCTCACCCGTTTCAAATAACGTCACCATCTCGGGCGGCTCTGGCAGCGCTACATATTCCGGCACGCTTGGTACTCCGGGCTCAGCGAGTTCTTTCGGGACCATTCAGGGTATCGTCACCAACATCCTGCGCGGGCGTAGCACGTTGAGCTCACCGGCGGGGTTCGGCGGCTGGTTTCAATGCATCCTGTCGTTCGATGGTGCGACCTTCACCACCTATACCGGCGCGATCATGAATGGCGAATTGCAGATGAGATATGACGCCCGCCGTGGTGCCGGATCGGCTGTTTCGTCGTGGAAAATGGACATCACATTTTGGGACGTTCCGGCCGGAAATATCGAAATTCTGTCGCGCGGCTTTCTTGTCGCTGAAATCAAAAAGTAAGGGAGCATCATGACAAGCGTTGTCTATAAAACAGGAACGATCAGTGTCGCGAATGGCAGCACGACGGTAACAGGCATGGGCACGGCCTTCGTGGCGAGTGCCCGCGTTGGATCGGAAATCTTTGTCAGCGGGTCCCGCGTTGGCGTCGTGCAGGCTGTGGTATCGGACATCGAGCTCACGCTTTTCACGGCCTACGACAGGACAACTTTGACGGGGGTCAGCTATGAACTGACGTCTGGCCAGCCGGTTCGGGACAGCTTCGCGGCGGCGGTGGCCTCCGCCCTGCAAGCGTTCGATGCCAAACAGGAGGGCCCTCTGTCCGGCCGCTTTGGTGATGGCACGGTGGCACTGCCGGGCATCGCGTTCCTCAGCGATCTGGATAACGGGTTTTACCGCCCCGGCGCTGACCGCATGGCGGCAAGCAAAAAGTTTGAGGCCCCCGAATTCGGTGGGTTGGGCGTCACGCAGTCAGCTACCGACGCCACGGCGGGCAAGGTCATGACTGTGGGTGCGGGCGGACTGTTGTCCTCGGAGGTGCCCGCGCTGACCGATCTGGATGCAGCGGCACCGGCTGGATTCTACCAAACTGGCTCAGGGTATACCGGCGGTCCGGTTGCAACGGGTACATTCGGCGATGCGCTTCTTCGTATGGCGCGCAGTAACGGTGCCGGGCGATATAGTATGTTCATGGCCCGCACCACTGATCGGGTTTTCTTTAGCCGCAAAGCGAATGATGCAGCTGCGTGGTCGCACTTTGAAATGTGGCATAAGTCAAACACCACTGTGGACGGCTCTGGCTTCGTCATGGAGGCATCGCCGGTCCTGCGCCTCTTTGGCGACGGCACCAGCACGGAGCCGGTCAAGCCGGTCGGCGCGACAGTGACGCGCGAGGGTCTCGGGCACTATACTATCACCGGCGCGCCGCCGCTGGCGTCAAAGGGCTGGAAGGTGCGCGCGCCCCAAGACGAAAATGGCGGCGTCTTGGTGAAGGTCGCGGCGATGCATCACTACAGCGGTGCCCTGCATGTCCACACGACAGACGTGAACGACGCGCCTGCCGATATCCCCGCCGATGCGTTTGTGATGCTGCGCTTTTGGGAGGCGAAGGAAGAGGGCGAAACACCGCCTGATATCGTCGAGGTCACAGCGCAGGCCCATGACAAGATTGCTGATGACTTGCGCAAGGCGGGCGTAAATGCAGAGCGAGACCGGCGCTTGGGGGAGGGCGTCGTCATCCCCGTATCGGGCTATGGTGATATCCATGTTCAGGGCCGTCCAAATGACCAGGTGAACCTGATTGCGGTTGGCGACACTGCCAAAGACCTGATCGCCGCTGGCGTGACTGGCCCGATCATTCCATTCCGCGATGCCCAAAACGTTATGCACGACCTCACTCCAGTGCAAGCCGCAGAGCTTGTGCGTCTGGGCAAAGAGGCCGCCACGGCGATCTATCAGACCTCATGGGACATCAAGGACGGCGCGATAATCGCGGACGATTATGCGGACGATAGCCATTGGCCGTGATTATCGCCATGACGCTCTGATGGCTCGGCCGAATTGGTCCTGTGGTTTAATGGCCCCTTTAAACGCCGCAGATCACTGGTGGCCTTGACCGGCCACCCTACAGGAGGCCCCGGAACGCGCTCTGAAAAGCACGCCCCGGGGACGCGGGGCCAGTCGCCAAACAAACCCCCGCCGACCAGACACTACTCATGGCCGCTCCCTGCCCCAAGGGGGCCGCGAGACTATGAGGCGATTCGATTTGGAAGGTCGAGAAGTACGTTGCTGCGCATGCAGCCGTTTGCTATTTAAATGTGAGAGAGGCGCACGGATATCCGGTGTCTCGATCAAGTGCCCGCGCTGCCGGGTCATGAATATCCTGAGGCCAAGAGCCCTTCACAAAACGCGCGATGCGCAGAGAGAAGGAGCCGAGCTTGGCCAGATCGACCACACTCCCGAAACCTGAATTACCGCCCAACGCCCCGGGCGTGCCCAAGGGCACCCGCTATAGGCGTCAATATGGCGTGATCGTCTTGCTCGAGGACGAGGCGGCCCAGATCGACGCCTTTGGCCGCCTGCGCCACCAGGGCTTCAAATGCCGCGTGGTGGTGACATGAAACTCGCCATTCACCACACCAGCCCGATCCCGGACACCTACCGCGCGGCGCGGGTCTCCAGCCTGTTCAACGTCGAGGGAGACGCGGATTTTCGGCTTGAGGTCGAGGCTGATCTGGCCGCAAAGCCCTGGCAAATCGGCCTGATTGTCGGCCCTTCGGGCAGCGGCAAGTCCTCGCTCGCCCGCGAAGCCTTCGAGGCAGAGCTCGAGCCACGCCCATGGCCGGAGACGGCGCTGATTGACGCGATTGACCCCGAGGGTGAATTTGACGCCGTTGCGGCCGCCCTTTCGGCGGTGGGGCTTGGCTCGGTCCCGAGCTGGTTGCGGCCGTTCCACCATCTTTCAACCGGCGAGCAGTTCCGCGCCGAACTGGCGCGCATTCTGGCGGAGAGGCCGGGCTTTGCCGTTCTCGACGAGTTCACCTCGACGATCGACCGGCGCGTGGCCCAGATCGGGGCCGCCGCCTTTGCCAAGGCGTGGCGGCGCGGGGCCGGTCAATTCGTTGCCGTCACCTGTCACGAGGACGTGGTGTCCTGGCTGCAACCGGACTGGGTGATCGACACCCGGCGGGCGGAGTTCCGCTGGAGGCGTCTTCGACGGGCACCGCGCATTGCCATGGACATTCACCAGACAGACGGCTCCTTCTGGCCCGCCTTTGAGCCGCATCACTACCTGAAGCTGCCCCGCATGATCGCGGCGAGCTATTACGTGGGCTTCGTCGACGGCGCGCCGGTGGCGCATCTCGCTGTCTCAACCCGGCCGGGTCTGGTCGAGGGCCGTGCCTGCCGCCTCGTCGTCATGCCCGAGTGGCAGGGCGCGGGGCTGGGCCTGCGGTTTCTCAACGAAGTCTGCGCCCTCTGGCGGCGTGGTGTGAACCGCTACGACAAGCCGATGCCGATGCTGTTTCACACCTCGCACCCGGGTCTTGCCACCGCCCTGCGCCGCGACCCCCTCTGGGCTCAGGTCTCGGCCGTGCTCTACGCCGAGTCCAAGGAGCGGAGCATGCGCAGCCTCGCCGCCGCCCGAGCGCGCAAAGGGCTCAAACCCGCCGGGAGCGGATACGGTGGGCATTTCCGCGCGGTGCAGGGGTTTCGCTATGTTGAGTGAGGAGGGGCGGTGAAGGGGGCATTGAAGGCCCGTTTAAAACCGGCCCTCAAGTTCCTACTCAATGACCGGTGTCAGCCCGGAGCGGACCCACAAACCCCGGCGCGAAACTGCGATAGCTGCCCTTCG